GGTTTCATTATGGACGAACACATCAGTGCCCGCCTCGTATGATAGTTCTGCCACCGCATCGGTTGGCAAGTTCAAGTTTCTCAAAGTTTCTGCTAGACTCATTTTATTCCTTTCAAGTGAGTGTTATTTGAGACCCCTGTAACCCCGGGCCTCCCTGCGGGAGTGGAGGGCTGGGCTACAGAGCGCCCAGCTCAGCGAATGCGGCGTCCACCGCATTAGGCTCTTCGTCGGTGGTCGTAGAAGTCGTCCCACCAAACTTTTGGGTCTCGGACGAAACCGCCTCGGGGTCCTCTACACCCGAGCTCATAAAAGTATCTAGAAGCGCTGTAACATCTTCTGATGTTTTACGCTCGAACAGTGTGTCGAACTCTGGAATGCTCTCCAGCAACTCGGCACAGCTTTCTGCCGTCATGTCCTCACACAACTCAGAGCTTCGACGACGAGGCACGAGCTTCGTCTGTGGAAACGAAGCGCCGGGAGGCTTCCCGTAGGTCATCGTAAGGTCCGTACCCGTCTCTGGATCGGTAATATCACCATATTCCGGGTTAAGCACGAGGCTGAGAAGGTTCTCGTAGGCCATCTTGCCATAGCCCCAAATGCGTACACCCTTGTCTTCTTCCCCGCGTACAAGTACGGGCGAAAAGAAACGAGGACGCACGAAGAAGCTCTTAGCCAGCTTCTTACTCTCATCATCGTTCTTGTCTACGCCGTCGCGCCACAACTTCGAGGCGAATTCGCAGACCGAACACTCATCATTATAGTTGCGCTTGGGACATAAAAATCCTGGCGTGTTTCCCAGGTTATAATGAAACCACTTCTCTTTGAAGGGGTCTCCATCGGGAGTGGGGACAATGCGAATTGCCTGAGTCCCATCTTCGGGACGCCAAAAGTTGTCCCTGTCGCCGCCTTGTCCTTTGAGAGTGGCGAGCTTAGCTCTCATCTTATCTAAGTTAATACCCATTTTGTTTTCCTTTCATGGTTGGGTTAGAGTACGATCAGCCAATATCCTGATCGTCTAATTCATTTATGTATGATTGTACCACAGAACTATACTTAACGCAATAACAATATTTCTGTTCGTAGTTCGTTTTGTATACTCCATAGGACACGTTAATTTTTTCCTCAAGTTTGTCTTTGATGTACTCTTTAATTCTCTTGAATAAAGTTCCATCTGTCTTTAAGTCATCTTCACTGATACCATAATAGTATACCACATCTCGTGGCAATTGCAAGTCATAAAACCATTTTTCTTCGGCCTCTTCTATATTCAAAATCCCTACCGTAGAAATCCTGGCAATCTCATGGGGCTCTGTAAATGTGCCCAAGACGGGCTCTGAGTTACTGAAGACATTTACCATATGAATCGTGTTAACAATGGCTTGATTTATTGTATCGTAGTGGCTTATAATCGGGATGTCTCCGATGCTTTTTTCTATCTGTGCGTTGGAAACCAAATAGATTCTTTCAAACACTCCGGACCTGGCGTACTCTTGCAAGACGTTCTTTACAACCCTCTCCTGAGCCGTCTCAGTTTCGCTTAAGAAGGACACGTCCGGCTCCACGTACAAAACAGATATCGAAACGTCTGAGAGTTGCTCCAGGAGCCTCAGAGTGCACCCTGTGATGCTCCCAGCGCCACATAGAATGAAGATGACTTCTCCTGATATCTTTTGCAAGTCTTTTTTGAAGTCTAGGGGAGTTTTTTCGTACGCTTCGTGAGTTTTTCTCTTCGGAATATTAAAACAGTTTTCTCCCACAAGATCCGTATCAAACTTGTAGATTTGATATTGAGGAAACTTTGAGAAGCAGTCCGCGATCGCACATCCGGCCTGTCCTAGGCCCATAATGTTCATTAGTCGTCAACCCAATCTAAAATAATATGATTCTCAAAAGCGCCCCTGTTATAGGCCTTGATGCCCATCATAGCATAGCGACTGAGTCCCATAACTTTTTCGATAGTGCGAATAACTTCCATCACGTCCGCCAGTTCTTCGTTTGATGGGTTCTTCTGAAACTCTTTAGCCTCTTCTACCAGCTTCTTACCAAGGTAAGACGGCAGCGCCTCGTCGCGTGCCTTGTGCCACTTGCACTTCTTACCAGATTGTTCAATAATCTCAGGGATTAAGTCCCGAACAAGCTTGTTGTATTTTTTACGCGCCATTGATATTTAAATCCTTCATGTCTCCGAAGTTTTTACCAAGAGCTACGTTCACCTTGTAGTCGCCGAAAGAGGTGGTACCAAAAATCTTCATGAGTTCTGGAATTAGTTCCCTCTCGTCGTGCTTCAAATCTATAACGATTGAATCATGCATCATAAAAGCTATATTACTTTCCTTCTCTCTTAGGCGATCGTGGATCTCAACTGCTTTCGCCAAAACCAAATCACTCGTCGTACTTTGTATAGTATAGCTTAAGGCATGGTGATTGTCAACCCCTTTTATTGTTCTTCCGAATTCGGTATGAACATCCGAGCCGTCCCAGTATTTATTTTTCACTAGTTCTTTATCGTAGGCGCGATTTGAAAGACTATCTTCTGACTTGGGATTGTACAGCCACGCAAAGATCCTCTTCTTGGCCGTATCTCTGGTGCCAGTCCCGTGATAAATATTCTTGAGGTTCCAATCGTGGATATCTCCCGTGGGCTGCTCCTGTCCTGTAAGCGCAATAAGCGTTCGCAGTTCTGCGGCGTTGTAATCTAGCTCCAAGAACCAATCGTTTTGCGGATGGAGGCAGCCGCGATATTCTTTGCTCATCGTTAAAATGGGAAACGTCCCGGGCTTTGTTGTAAGCCTGCCTGTTATGCTGCCGAACGGATTGTAGCTGCACACGCGACTAATCCTTTGGAGCTTCCTGTGAAAGTTTTTGCCTTTTACGGACACGAGCTTTGTCTTGATCGGATCAATATCTATATTCAAAGGCTGCTGTTTAATATCTGAGAGCATCCTTATGACATCCACCATAAAATCATGATTGATGGGGCGCCCATAACTCTTTAGAATGTGTTTTGTAATCTCATTCTTAGCATCACATAGCTCATAAAGAAAGAACTCTGGGATCAGATTGTAAATACAAATCTCATCGAGGTTAATCTTACCTGTCTTGAAAGACTTAAGGAACGCATGAAGCTGTTTTATAATCTTGTCCCACGTTGGCTTAAGATCTTCGGGACATACTTCGGCGAGCGTCTTGCCTCCGCTGTAAATACGAGCATACTCTACATGCCTATCTTTTAAGGAGCGAGAGTAGTCCCACGTCTTGTCGGCATCTAACGGTAGCTCTTGATAATGAAGCTCCTTATTTGCGTAATACCCTATGCACTCGTTTTTACTATCCAGCGTTTGAAAATACAAAGGTCCCCCTAATAAGAACTGCCCCCGCCCATATCGCTTCCGCCAGAGTCACTAGCCCCCACGACCACAGTTGGTGCATCTTTAACTGTACCTATTGTAACAACTCCTACATCTCGTGTCAAGCCTTTTTTGCCAAGCCGGAGATTATATAAATAAGGTTTAATCTCGTTATTTATATAACGCGTGGCTCGTTCAAGGCCATATACCTTATAGATTTGAGCTACTTGATTAAACTTTTGTTTATAGTGAGGGTACTCTAGGTTTGCTTCTTGGATCCTAATTTTAAAATATATATTTAACCAATATAAATCGCCATACGTCTCAAGCGTTGCTATGTTGGTTGTGTGGCGAGAGATAATCTCTTTATAACCAGCACCTTTGGAGCGCGGGGGGCACTGCGTGGTGCCAGTGGTTTCTTTGACTATTCGAGGATAGTCGTCGACAAAAGCGTTGTACATATTTAAGAGCGTATTTTGTAACTCCGCTACGTCCGACAAGTATGTCTTTCGATAGTAGGCACTAAAAAAGTTTTCTTTATTAACGCTGGTCGGCGATGCAGGATCGCTCGGATCTACAATCTCCTCCATTAGTGGATATTTATAATGTGACAGGTAGCCAAGCATGGGCTCCGAAAGAGGATCCGCAATGAGCTTCCAGGGGGCATTGCGGTCCACATAAAACCCATACTTACGTGCAGCTTCAACAAAATATGTGAAGTTGGGATCTAAAATATACTTATGAAACTTAACAGCATCATCTCCATAGTTTTCTGTTGCTAGTGTAACGGCGAGGCCTGAGACCATCGGCGAAGCAAAATTAGAAACCGCATAGCCACTAAGAGTGAGGGGCATGTCATTTACTTTTGAGCTCATATAGTTCAGAAGCGCCTTCATGTAAGTTTTGAAATCCAAAACTCGATCTGCTATTTGTTTCTTAGAGTTGATTCGTGTAGTGAGCCGACTTCCCCATATTTTATTAAGATTTTTGAAGCGGCTTGTATAATCTCCGTAGCCCTCAACGGGAACAATATCATTATAAAGACTATTCTGATTAATGATACCTACGGTAGATACTCTTTTGAGATGAGCCCGTAGATCTGCAAAAGCGTCTGCGACAAAGTTTAAAACAAACACGTTTCCGGTTTTGGTTTCAATCTTCTTCATGATTCCCGGGGGGTTAACCATACCGTTCTTAACTAAGATACCGTTTTGAATAGTATCTACCCTTCCAAAGTAAAGCTTATCATACCATGATTTCAGGGGCACCGGGAGATCCAGAAAATACGGGGCGTCTTTATATTTTTTACGCTCGTAAAAAGCCTCTTCGCTCCCTAAATCATTAGCTCCAAGAGGATTCATGGCCTCAATAAGGTTGTAGGGAAAAGTACTTCCTGTGGCTTCCGTCGTCATAGCTACCGTATATCCCAGTTAGTGGCGAGGATGTTGGCCGCGTGGGGGTCTGCGTACGGCATTGCTTGGTGGAGCGCTTTAACGGTTGTTTCATAGCCATCTCTACCGGTGGTGGAGTTGACCTCTGTTACCAAATGATAGCCGCCGATCCCTAAAAAGCGCGCCGGCGAGTTCTTCTTCGCGGGATTTCCAAACCCTAGGGGGGCCGGAGTTACGTATATATATTGTCCCGGCTTCAAAAGCGGGGAGCCATACAAGCGCAACGTAACATTATAAAGCTCTCTGAGTTGTTCGGCGCCCAAAAACTTATCTCGATTTACTCTAGCTTCTCGTAAATAAGGAGCATCTGCGCGCGCAAAGCTGGCCTCCTTCAGAAGACCGCGGTCCAGGCCTACTTTAAAATGATATATGCCGCCGGCCGTGTCTTTCTCATAATCTCCTTCCAGATATGTAAGGCCCAACGTGGTCATCATAATGGTTCGTACATTTGTATGGATATCGGGACCCGGGTTTCTAGGGCGAGTGCCCCGCACCGTGACTTTTGCTGGCAATATCCTGTCCGATATTAGATCATCTACAAAAGCAACGCGAGGTGTGCTGCGCCGGGGCCACAGCCGCTGTTTAAAGGCACCCCCTTTGTCCGTTATAAAATCGAGCTGTGTCAGCTGTGCCTGACGCGTTGGAATTCCATAAAAGCATCTTGCTGACAACATGGGGCCCACCAGATCAGTTAAGAGATCGGAGATAAAATGGTTGAAATAGTACTTCTGCCTCTTGGGTTTCACCACTTTTCTCATCCACCACTCCATGAAAAAATCATATTGAATTGGGAGTGATGCAATATTAATGGGCTTATAAAGCCTCTCCGCGTCTTGTTTTGAAAAAGACAGCTCTCCATATCTGATTTTTTTAAAAAACTGTATCGGCGAGCCGCGACCAGCCGGCGTTCCCCACGCTGTATTGTTTTGAGCTGTGTAATAAAACAACTTTAAATTAAAAAACTGCAAATCCAAAGTGGTCAACGCTAATCGCTGCTTTGCGATTTCATGTGCTATGCCGCGGGGGATCCCCGTGCGCGGCTTGTTGGCTTCAATAACTGAATCAATCAAGTCTCCTAGAAGGAAAAAGTTTACCGCCATCTTGCCGATATTGCTTGACCCGGGAAACCCCGCGGATGCACCGCCGTGAAGCTGTCGAAACGATGTAAGGGTCGGCGGCTCGCGCTCGAACTCGGCTGGGCGCTCCTCGCCAAGGCGGCTGCTTTCTACTCCGGCGAGGATGCGCTGTTGAGCGTCGAGGTTATCGTTGCCTCGATGTTCGCGTTCCATCTGTGCTCTTGTTAGGCCACCGGGGCCGACTCCAATATCCGCCGCGAGGGGTTCGCCTGCCCGAGGGGCGTTGGAATGTTGTGCAACAAAATCATTGTATGGTATGACGTCAGTGCCCGCAAAGAACTGCGGCATCAGGTGCCTACCGCTTCCTTGGCCCGCCTCGCCTGTAAGGGATACGAAAAAATCTTCTGAAGATACGCGCGTGGCGATACCGATGTCCTCTCCTTGGACAGGGGGCCCTGGTTTTTCCCCAGCAAACGGGTTCCAGACGCTCCCCGGGGCCCACTGTGTGGTAAGGGCGCGGCCGCCGGTTGCATTGTCTTCCCGAGCGTGACGCATGACGGTCTGTAGGTCCATGGCGCTGAGCTCGTCGGGCATGTAGTCGCCACTTTGACCACGTTGTGCGCCTTTTAGCATACGCAGCTGAAGAGCGCTTGCGAATGTCGTGAGTAGTTTGCATGGTATACCTTGGCTCTGATTGCCAACTAGCTGTTCCAACAATTTACTGTATCTGTTCTGCAAAAGGCTGTCTAGCTCTTCTTCGGCCCGATCGAGCTCGTCTTCATACTGAGTCTCATCGCTGGCGCCCTCTTCCCCTTCGAGTTCACTAATGCGAGCCTCGATTTCGCTTACCCTTGTGGCTTCTGTAGCGTCGCTTACCCCTATAAGATCAAACTGCTCTTCTCGATATCCATACCGTGCGCGATAGTTGATTTTTAAATCGGCTGATCCATCCTGATTAAAGTCAAACTGATGCTTTGTAAGTTGCATGTAAAGCGGTATTTGAGATTCCTTGATAGCGTCTCGCTCCTCCGATGTAAAAATCTCACCTCTGCCGGCCTTGAGTGGGACCTGCCACCCAACTTCAGCCTTTATTTCAAAAAACTTTCCATCATATAGCATGTATTGGGGATGGGGGTCGACGGCTTGGCTCGCCGAACTGTTGGGATCCCTACGAATTACTTTATTTGGAGCGTGCACAATTAGATCCAAAAAACTAGCTTTTCCGGCGCGGCCGGCCTTATAGGTCACTTTACCATACTGATCTTTAAACACGTCGGCCACATCATTAAAATGAATAACGAGTTCGGCAGTTATATTAGCATCAACCTCGGCCGGGTTAACTCCTTTTAAGGACCACTTAAAGCTTTTAATGCCACTACCTCCTAGACGACCCCCGCGCATTTGAAACATTTTTTCTATTGAATCGGATGCTACAAAGTCCTCAAAAAGCAGTTCTACGTCTTTGCCTGTCTCGTAGTCGGGCCGCAAAAAGCCATCTTTGTCTTCGCGGCCCTCGTACTCTATTTTAAAAATCCTCAGTTTTGGCACCAACATGGCCATTTTATCAGTTGTTAGGTTCAATAACTTATCTGCGAATCCGGTACCAACTACTCTAGAATATGTCTGTGCGGGCTTGATGTTCGTACAGGAAAGGATCGGAGCAACATACTTAAGGCCCGACTCGGGAAGCCACCCGGCGGCGTGGTGGCGATGTGTGCCGGCTTGTACCTGCGCGCGGGCGAGCTCGATGTTGCGCTGGTTGCCCGCGACGGAGTTCAGCGCCCGTTCGGCGTTTTTCGACAAATCGAACATGTTTTGAATTAGAAAGCACTGGCCATTAAATGCGAGAGTTGTTCCCAAAGTATCGCCATCCACCCCCTTCGCGGCCTCTTGCATTCTTTTAAAAGATTTTGCAGGATTTTTTGCCATATCTACGCTCCGTAATAATCTATTAAACGATCAAGAGGGAAAGGAATATAAACAACGTCTCCCCCTTTGAAATGAGCCTCGGTGGGTTTCATATTAAATTGTGCGATTACCCACCACAATGTAGGATCGCCATAGTGTTCCGCGGCCAACTTATAAAGTCGATCTCCCATTGTCCATATGTGTTCCGTCCTCACTATACTTCGATATTGCGCCGGGGTTAGCTTTCTAAGGACAGGGCTCGTATATTGAGCAATATGATTAAGACCACGCTCCTCAAAAAGATTATAGTATAGATTGTTTCTGTTTTTAAAAATTGTTCTTGTATCATATCTTGAAGTCATAATATTTTTCCTTTGTTCCTGGATCTAACTCACATCTTCCTCAATAAGTATCTCGGCGCCTGGAAAGGACGCATCAGTTATGCTGTCTGTTGCCGCCGCGGAGGCATCAGCAGCAGCATCATCCTGAGCTCTGCTATTTTGTACCACGGTAGGAGCCGCCGGGTCGGGGGGTTGGGTCTGGTAAGCCGCGAGGCCTGGAACTGTCGTGCCATACCCATAGGGAAAGCCCTTCCCCTGCCCAAAACTAATACTCAAGCCGTCGTCAGACCATGTCCATCCCACTTTGCCGTCTTGATGGAGTACGGTTACGCTAAAATTAAGATCAGTGTGGGTGGGTGCGGCTATTATTTCGTTACCAACCAGTGTGCGTCCCATATTAATTTCTCCGCCCCCGCCCTTGCCAGCCACAAAGGAGCCGTAGGAAAAGCTATCCACAATCCCCAAAAGCCCCTGAGCTGGGTCCAAAGTGTTTCTTATCAGAGATAAGTTAGTGCCATCGACGCCACTAATTAGTGTAAACCGAAGAAGCGGGGGGGCGCGCATCGTGCCGGTGCCCTTTACAGTATTTGTCACATCGTATGTAGGATACATAAACTTAGCCACATCTGAAACGGCCTTAAGCAGACCAGTTTTATCATGACCTGTAATATTTATTTGCCAGGTAAGATCAAAGCTTCTTCCAGTGCCTTGAAATGTGGCTATAGGATCCATTCGTCCATAAACATTTTCTTTTTTCCACGAAGGCGCATACTTGTCGGAAAACACCACTAAACTGCCCGGTATTTTAATCTTCTTTTTTAAAGCCACATACTCCAATTGAAGATAGTCGGTGTTGATATCGTCGACAAGCGGCGCGCCGCTATTAATCTGGCTCGCCAGCAATGGTAAAAGTTCGCGCTTAAGCCAGTGTTTTACTATGGGACTTGATATATCACAGCCGGGAAGGGTGCCCCCCTTGTAGACCGCGGCAAATACACCATCGTACGAGAACTTCGTAACAGAGCCGTTCCAGCCCGTTCCGAGTTCCATCGTTATCGCGGTTGCATCCTTGCCCTGCTTCCTCAAAAGCGCGGGAACATTCTGAAGGGTTGCTTTGTTAGGCATGCTATCTTGCCGCCAGTTCAGAATCACTATTGAGATATTCGACCATCGCCGAGCCCAGGACCCCCCTATCAAGGTAGAGGTTGACTGCGGTTCCCACCGGCGCTCCGGCAGCGGCTCCGGTTGTGACTGGGCCCGTGGCGGCTGCAGTTGCGCTTGTGCTGGCTATGGCTTGGAGGGCGCTGACGACAGGCGCGAGCGCCTCCGCGATCGCGGCCTGGACCGTGGCCGTCATGCCGCCTGGTTGTGCCGCAGGCATCGTTTCCATCTCGCCTTCGACTTCAGGGCGCGGGGGGCGCCGGTGACCCGCGGCTAAAACCTTCTCAGTGTTTTCATTGTTGAGCACCTGCTGCCCCTCGGCCAGATTGACGACGACACCCTCGCGCTTCTTGGCTTCACCAACGATGGCAAGGCCTGCCTCTGCTCCCTCTACCGGCGTTCCCTCTTCATAGGCCCGGGCCTTATTCTTGGCAGACTGGAGGGATCCCACGAAGGCGCCGAGGGCTAGGGCGCCCACTGCCAGGGCCGCAGGGTTGAAGCCCTGCTTGGCCATGTTTAAGCCGGCCCACGCAATAGCGGCGATACTCACGCTTTGGGCGATCATGCGCATACTGTTGCTAAGCGCCGGGGCGATGGCCTTCATTGCATAATATCCGACTAGCAGCGCAGCGAGGGGGGCGAGGGCGGCCCCCCAGCTGGCTCCCAACCTCATATTGGCTCGAGCCAAAAGCCCTGTCGGACCGGTAAGACTCATTCTGGTGGCGCCAGCTGTAGTCTCGGCCGCAATTGCCCGTTGGGTCCGAAGATTATTGGTTCTCTGTGTTATACTAAGAAACCGTAGAGTGTTATTGTACATCCCTGTTACGTTTTTTAGTACACCGAACGCCTCCTTCATTGCTTTCCCCGCCGAGACCGCGGCATTTATTCCTTTAGTCAATACAGCAACTGATATAATGAGGGTGCCCAGGAAGCGACCCACAGGATGTGAAGCAATCCTTGTTAGTATATCTAGAAAACCTACCATCTTTTCTACAACCGGCGCCAGGTTAACCGCAAGCCCATAAGCAGCCATCTTTAACTTGTTCAGAGCGCTTTGAGATCCTCTGGCCTTCTTCTCTAAAGCCTCTTGGCTGGCGGCTGCTCGTTCAAATGTTTGCGAACTCCCGCCAAAAAGCATCGCGGCTTGGGACATGTCTCTAATACCGGCAGCTGCTGCAATGGCCTGTTGCTCGTGACGACTAAGCTGGGTAAATACTCGGCCTGAAACCGATATCGACTCTCGCATCGCGGCGATACGTTCAGACTCTGTCGCATATACCATCTCAATAGCATTAAGATACGGGCCGCCGAGAATAGCATTAAGTCGGCCTACTGCCTGCCCCGCCTGATCGAACGTATCAAACTGTGCTGCTATGCCAATAAGCTGGCTCACGGCGAGTCCAGTGTTCTTCGCCTGTGCCGACAATCCGGCGAACACTTCATACATTCGATCACCGTACTTGGCTAGTTCATTAGAGGCCTGCTCCCAGTCTTTGAAAATGACATCGGGAGGCTGCTTAAGGGCCTTAGACAAACCAAACAGACGATTTGATAATCGAATAGATTGTTGGGTCGTCATATTTAGACCCTTGTCCATAAAGTTAAATGCTTGAGCCGATCCTTGTGCCCCAACGCCCACTTCCTGAAGTAGATTTGTTTGGCGTATCAAAGCCTCGCGGGTCTGAGCCGAGGATACCGAAAAAGATGCCATACTTCTGAGCAGCGACTCGGTTGATTGGCCGGCATCTTGAATGCTTACGCCGAATTCGCGCATTGAAATGTGGGCGCGCATCGTTTGTTGTTGCAAACTGTTAAGGCCGGTACCGCCATGGGATATCTGTCGAATCTTAGCCGCCATTGAATCATATTCGCTGGTCGCCTTGATTGTCATCTCCACAATCTTCATCCATGTAGAGCCCAGCATATTACTAGCGGTAAGCATCCCCTTTGTGTTCTGCCACATCTTCTGAACATTAAATCCGGACTGTACAATGGCCCCCGTAAGTGTCGTCTTCCAGGCATCACTTACGCCCAAGGTCGTTTTATAGAAGTTCTGTTGAGCGCTAGCGAGGTTGGCGCCTGCCTGTTGTGCGAGCCGGTCGGTTCGAAGTTTCTCCATCGCCAGACTAACCAGCTTCTGCTGCTCAGCTGACTGCCTCTTGAGGGTCCATAGCCTGTCCTCTTCATTTTCCGTGAGCTTTTTGTTGATCCTCTCGGTCTCGCGCAGTGTGTTGATCTCTGAGTTTATGTTGTAGAGTTTTTCAACGCTCTTCGCCGTTTGCTGTTGTAGCACTTGAAGGCGTGATTGTTCTAGGTTGAGGTTAATATTGAGAAGCTCTTGCTGTGACTCTGTGAACGCCCGGGTTTCTCCCAGAAATGCCTTCTCTTGTTCCAATAAGGCTATGCGCCGGCTACCGCCCTCATTAATTTGATCCATGAGGGCCTTAAGTCTTTCGGCGTCAGTGAGTTCTTTGGGGTCGACCATGCTTTAGCCCTACTTAAACGGCCATTTTAAGCCGGTTTCTTTTTCAAAGGCCGCAACCGCTTTTTCAAGCTCGTGCCGACTACGAAAACTACGAGGATCATTGAGGCCGTGCTTCATAAAGGTTTCCATATAGTTTTTTTCTCTAGAAAGAGCATCGCCAAATGATGCGATCTGCGAAGGGGTGCCACGAACACTAGCCCATCGAGGGGCCGTCACATCGGTGCCGCCAAACATGCGTGTTAGTAGCATTTCAATGGCGCCACCAAACATAGTAAGGAAACTTTCATTCAAGTTTCCTTCCTTCATGACGTTCAAATTAACTACTATCGGAGATAGACTTTTATCATTCACAGGAGGCTTCTCGCAGTTATACAAAATAAATAGTCTTTAAATCAATTAAAGCTTAGGCGGCTTGGAGCCGGGGCCCAATTGGTGTCGTGACCCAGTACCGGAACCAGAAGCATCTTCCATGGCCTCTTGCTCATCTTTTTTCTGCTTAATCAGTCTTCTAAGAAACCACTCTCTTAGTTGAACTGGTAAGTTGTATGCCTCTGTAAAGCTCCAGCCTCCGTGGTATTTTAAGATGAAGAACTGCTCATAGACAATCTCCATGTATTCATTGTTGAGGCCAAAAAAAGTCGGTTGTAAAGGGAAAGTCGATTTCGTCCACGTGACTGCATTGGTCACAAACGAACTCCTTTCGCAAATCAATCGCGGGAGTTACTTTTCTATATATATCTCTCAAAAATCTTGCATCCGGCAATGTCATAGTCTCAGCAAACTTATCAATGAGGGGGGCTTCGGTGTACTCGTTAATAGAGACGATCATTAACTTAAGTTGATCGGTAATAAGGTGGTCTCCTTGCTTTTTCCTCTTACGCTTCTCCGCAGTCCTGACGAGAAGGTTCTCTTCTTTTCCAGTTAGGAGTTTAAAAGTAAGCTCCACCGGATTATTGGGAAGAGTAACTACAAAGTTATTTTCCTCATTGCGAACTATTCCTAGCTCTTTCAATTTTTCATCGTTGGGCGAAGAAACTACTTCAGCATTTTCTAGATCATAAAAATAAGTATCAGATTCGCCACAGTGGGGGCACGCGACTTTTGTATTGTAGTCTGCGCCGTAGCCAGATTTTCGAGCGGCAATTAAAATAGCGTTTCTATCGCCACTTAAAAGAGCCTCTGGCTTGATACGCTTGTCTACAATAAGATTAGCAAGCAATCTGTCCAGGGCTAGCCCCTTTTCCAGCAGGCTTTGAGAGGTTAAAATATCTTCTTCCTTGGCGGTCATATAACGTATTTCAATAGTTTCCTGATTGTGTAACGGGTGCGACGTTGGATAAAACTCTCCTCTGCTAGGAAGTTCTACAAACTCAGTGGGCACGACAAACGAAAAGGGGTTGCTGGGCGTTCCCTCTTCTTGTAGTGTTTGTGCGGGGGGATCAGCATCCGGCTGTGGGGCCGAAAACCGATCTTCATTGTTTCGGATTGACAAAAGTCACCTCTCTTTCGTTAGTAATTATAACAGTAAATAAGTTTTTATTTAAATTAATCTGCGGTGCCTTAAGACCCTTCCTCGGCAAGGGCGCGCCTTTGCCGGGGGGTGATCTCATACTTCCGAAGATTTCTGTGGTGTCTGCCGCTCAGCGCGTCGCGTCTAATTCTAATTCGGTTGTCGTGGGATTCTGTGGCGGCGCCGCGGTGATGAATAAACTCGTAATCATATGAATCATACGCCAGCGTAATTTTAACTTTGGTAAAATCTTCATCGGTGCTGTTAAATGTTCCAAAATCTACTGAACTAATATAAGGATTATGTAAAATATATTTACGGGCCTTAAATTTCTTTTGGAGGGGCGCGCCAGGATTTGCTGTGTGCTCTAGTAGTTCAATTATTTCAAATCTAGACTCTCCAGTCATACAATTCGAAAAGGGAATCAATTTTCCTTCGAGGCGCGCAACGGCAGTCCCCTGGACGTGGTTGGGCTTCACACCAGAGCCAGCAAGCAAATAAGTCGTTAGGGTGGACGCCAAGTCCTGGTCGTATGTGTCAATGAGTTCTACCGTAACAGGATCAAAATTCCAGAACGTTGCTTGCCCATGGAAAATCTTAGGGAAACCGTCAAGAACGTTATCAGATTTATAAACGTCTGTTTTAAAACCCGGCTTAGTGCAACTTGTAGCAAAAAATTCAGGCCATGCGCCGCCATCCCCTGGATATGCGGCATTGTACATCGGATTAACGACCCTAGTTAAATCATCTTCTACGATATCGCTTATTTTTTTGATGCCGGCGAATCTGCCGTGAGGAACGAACACTGGCATCGGTACCACAAACCGAAAAGGTCGTTTTGGCTCAGTGTAGGGATCGTTCCATCCTTGCCAAAAAGGCATTGTTTAGCCCTACCCGCTAGCGCGGCCTGGTTGGTTATTATAAGTAGCCCAGTCGTACCGCAGGGTTACGTCGACGGTTAGGAGCTCTTCTGAGCCATAGTCCAAATCGCCGTACGCTATGCCCTTAACCCAGGCATTGTTTAACTCATATTCTCCAATAGGAGCACCTTCACCATTGAGTTCTTTAATCAAAACTCTTCCTATCGCATTCGTAGCATCAAATTTGTTGACAGTACTGGCATCTGTGACACCGCTCGGGGCAGTCGAAACGCCATCGGGGTTAACATACCCCGCGTTTTCTAGTAGGATCTGTAACAGCAGATCGAAATCAGGAGTGGCGGAGTTAATCAATGTGATTCCCACGTCATTCCAGGTAATGGCCCCGGGATAGTAATAGGTTTGTCCCAAAAACTTATGTTCGGACTGACCAATATCGTAGGCCGGCTTGGTTACTTTTCGAGCATAAATCTGCGTCGTAGTTCCTCCGGCTGGTCCCGGTAGATTAAATTCAACCAAAAAACGATGTGATCGCTTTGGCTCCATGGCCGCGTTATTCCAAAATTGTCCCACCATTGTCTTAGTTACTCCCGTTTACGTTAATTAGTGCAGTATTCCAAATCAGCCTCTTTTTATTAATCATCGAACGAAGCTCCTGAGCGCGTGATGATAAAGTCCAAAGCAATAAACTCAATAGCTCTCGTAGGCTTCAAAAACACCTTGGCGTACATGATGTTTCTATCAACCAAATCGGGAGTCGTTGTGGTCTCATCTAGTATGACTCTATATTCACTCAAGCCATACCGAGATTTTACCGACCTTAGAAGAGGTTGTACCTCTGCCAAGAAGCGATTCCATGTTACGTCAATATTGGGATCAAACAAAATCCTAGTAGAAATCCTGGATATCTGCTTCTTCAAGAAGATCAGGAGCCTCCGTACATTCACGCGATCGAGGGCTGATGGGGTGGCTTGCAAAGTTTTTTGACCAAACACCACAATACCCTCGGACGGAAATGATGCAATGGGATTAATGTTAACCTCATAAAGATCATCTCGTTGTTTGCTTGTAAGCCTCTCCAAAACCGAAGTTGTGGGAAGGCCAGCAGAGCCGCGACTTAGGCCGCCTCGATTGAATCCAGCCGGCGCAAACCACAGTTCTGATGAGCGCGCAGAGGAACCATAGGTACCAAGAGCCGCCACAGAGGGGGGCAGCCATACGCGGGTACCCACCAGAGTATCGCGCATCTGCACCCATGGATAGTAAGCCGCTCCATAACTATTGTTTAAAGCGCGTGTCTTAATATTAGTAATCGTGGTGGCAGCACTTCCGAGGCGGTCAACAAAGCTACTCGAATTTTCCGTAGCCGGAGTGTAGCCGCCCTCCAGGTCGATAACTGCCAAAGTGTCAGAGCGATCCAAAGCCATATTCAATAAGTGATCGGTAACTGCTCGCGGGGTCATGCCCGGAACAGAGGCCAAGTTAATATTCACCATGTCCGGATCGGCGACTGTATCGATTGCTTTCTTTACAGTATAAAGCATAGCGTAGTCTTTATCCTCTGGGGCAGTCGAAGGAGCTTCACCACCCAAAGTTGTTGAGTTCGTGAAGGGCTCTGAATCACTAATATTAAAGCCATCAAAGCCGCCAAACATCGGTACCGTAAAGCGATCGTATCCACGATTAAGAGGCTCTGTATAGGAGCTGCTAATCGCGGTCATAGACCGGCCGGCGCGTCGTCCGCCGCCGATAGTTTTAACGGCTGCAGCGCTGGTTCCATCGACGAACCCGCGGGTTAAGCTGCCGCTATATCCTACCTGAGCGGTAGAGACGTCCCAGCAAAGATTATCCAAAGAGAACCCAGGGCCTCGCTCGCATACACTAGTGGGGGTTATCCGACCAAAAGCGATGGGACGCATGCGCAACATATCTTTGATAGAGTTGTCGGGCACCAAAGAGGTGCGACTCTTCGTAGTTTGCAGGCCCCAGTATGCATTTGTCTTGTCCAAAAGGCCCCCGTCAGAAGAAGATACCCGCAGTGGAAGTACCGGAAACTGAAAGCTAGCAGTGATATGTATCGTGCCGGGGGAGGCGGTGCCGTCGCCGCCAACATTTACAAGGGGGAAGGATGGGTCGACCCAGGAGGCGCTCATAATAGAGCCGCTTCCTTCCACGACTACGGTCTTGGCACCCGAGGAGGATACATTGAGATCCAAATCAGACCACTCGGTCGAGCCGGTGCGGAAGTTAAACCCTTCATACTTGGGAACACCCTTAAAACCAAAGGGAAGCCAGTCTTCACCGCCGCGACCCATATCAATATCATTGTTCATACTCATGCGTATGTATCTGGATTGATTTTCATATTGGCCCAGGTGATTATACTTCTTATTAACAGCATCCCAGCTCACATGCATGTCTCCTATTCTCCGAGCAATATAGTTCGGCGAGTTAGGGTTGAGATTAAGCCTACTATATTCTTCTAGAACAACTGGATTATTATCATTATCATCAAAGGCGCGCACTTGGAGACTGAAGGTTCCGAATGGCTCAAACGATGGATTGGGAGAGTCTTTAATATCTGTAATAGATATTTTAAGATTATTCTGTGCCCACTCAGCTTCGTCCTGGGCAACTACTACGAAAAGCTCTCTTTCGCTATTGTTAATATTAAAGCTCCCGCTAGCGCCACCATCTTGTGCAATAATAGGGGGCGTCTGCGGCAGCTTAAAGGACGTCCGAAAATCAGAACAAGAAGCGGACAAGCCCAAAATAACACCGTAAAGCGTATCGGTTCCATAATTAAACGAATCATTAATGTTTCGTTCAAAACTTTCGCCTAAGAAATAGTATTCCCTATTCGTAGTTGTGGTAATGTTAGGATTAACCATCTGGGGGTTAGTATTAAAAACCTTTCTAATGTATCGGCCACTAGTGTCGTCAAAGTTAAAAGTAGTCTCCGCCTGGACAGAGCCGCCGGCCTTGATTTTTACTTTAAACTCTTGCGCAGTTGAACCGCCCGAACTCAAACTAGTCGTGTTTACCATAAGCGCGTTGCCTTGAACGATGGATCCGGCGGTGGCGCCGGTTAGTCCTGGACCTATAAGTTCAATGGTGGCGGAACTGGACAAATACCACAAAGCCGCCAGGGTACCGGAAACGTGCGGGGACGCAACTGAACCCGAGTTCGTTATAAATAGACCATAGACGCCGCCAACAGTATCTTGGGCGGTACTAGGATATAGCCAGCCGGCTTTGGCGTATTGAGCGGAGGAGGCGATTGGGCTTTGGTCTCCAAGCAATCGCACAAAAGTGACAGGGCCGTTATTGGCTAGATAAGCCTGAGCAGCGTATGCCGCGTAAGTGGTGGCCGCCCTGTTTCCATCTCTCCAAACGTCTCCACCTTCGCCGCCAGGAAGAGGGTTTCCGAACACTTGAACGAACTCGTCAAACGAACCAACAGTGGTCGGAAGCATTGCGGGCCCATGAGCGCTGCGTCCAATAATCGCAGGGCCCGGTGGGACTGCTCCGCGTTGGGGCGTTTGTGACTGATCGATTTCATTAATGAAAACGCCCGGCGAAACAAATCTAAATCTATCAACAGGCATTATATGGCTTCTCCTTTTTTATCAAAAACTAAATACTTAATTTTCTGCAAGTTTTCTTAAGTAAATAGTAAAGTGAAGCAGCAAAGTCCAACTATTATTACTATTCTCTGTAAAACCCACGATCGTCTAGATATTCATCTATGTCCCCCAAGATAACGTGCTCGCGAGGAATTTTAACTTCTACTGCATTTTCTCTAATAACTACTTTGGGCCTATCGTCATTGGGGCCGTCGCCAATTAAATATCCGAGCACATCCAGGCTCACAATGGTTTCATAGTTTCTGAGTTCCATTTGCAATCCATTACTGTTGGAATTATTAACAAAACTCCCCGCAATGAAGGCCTCAAATTTATGTCCATCTCTCTCTAAGCGCCGGGGCATACTATTCATTCCCCCTTGTCGTAATAGAGGCGTTATTAAGTCGTTCATTTGCTGTTGGTATTCGGTTCGTAAGCTGATTTCATACTTTACCGACACCCACACTGGCAACGGAATGGTTATAGTTTCATAAACTGTCTTTTTATCAACAATCCCTGGAAATGTTGGCTGGCCCTTCCCAATAGACCTCACGCCTCCACTGTATCTTCGGAGAGATATGTTGTTTTGAAACTCAGCGGTCTTTTTTTGATTGATACGCCTGGCTATTGTTATGGTGCCCCCCCGGTAAGCGGGATAGTCCTTACTAGGAGGAATGTTGGCGTAAGGAATAGCGCGCTTGGTGATATCTTTAGTGGCCCCTTTTCGTTCGAGGGTGATGATAGGAAAAACGAGTGTCTCGTCTCTATCTCTCAAGTCTTTATTTGCTTTAATCTGGAAAGCGCGCTCAGTGGAAGCCCATATAATAGGCACTTTTTTAAACCCATCGTTGCTGGTAGTTGATAAGTCCAGCCTATCATTCAAAAAATCATAAACCGCAAAGTCTATGGTTTCAAGAGTGGATGGCATCATCTCTATTTCTTGTATAATAGAAGGATCTTTAACGCCAGTCCAAGTATTTTGTTTCGGATTCTCGATCTCTTCTTGAGTTTGTATAGATTGACTACGCGGTGACACTGAAATTCCCCTTTCTTGCCTTTCGGCATTCGGCACTTACTTGAAACTGATGGTATACTTGTCCAAAGTAGTAGCGTGTATCATCATACAGTCTCACGATTTCATAAAAAACATCGCCATACTGCACAAAATCCCCTGCGCGAACATTTAAATTTTGATCGGCGGTTAATCTCTTATAGTGAAAATGAACTGACAGCTTGGTCTTGTATTCATACGAATATTTATCGTTTGTTTGCTCGTTCTCTACTTGTACATAGGCGTATACGCGAACAGGAGGCAAACATACCTTATTAACGCTTTCTCCATACAAAGGATGAAAGTCTGTTTTGTCAATGTCAACAGGATAATAGACTATGGTTTGGCCTATAACGCGTTCTGCTAATTCATCATTAACTTGTTTGACAAGATCGCGCTCTTTCTTCCCAAAAAACATGGGAGGGGGAGGAGCCGCTGGCTGAGTCCATTTATCGTTCGGGTTACCCATCTAACTACCCTACATAGATGCCGGTTGGTATATCGCCCAATACTTTTTCCGCATTATCCCCTATTAGGCCGTCTGTCTCGGCAAGCTTGACATACGTCAGTTCGTCAAACGTTGTTTTAAGTTCCTCTCGCAACGCATCTTGTTCGGCTTTTGCTTGAGCCAGCAGGTCGGACGCGTTTAAGGTGACTGATTCTCCTGGGATTGGAATCGACGCAAACTTGCCTCGTATCTGCCCGAGCATCTCTTTGGCCAAAGCCAATGCAAAGCGGCGGATCCACTGCTTGCCAATAGAGTTAATACTTACATAGGCAATATTTTTGAACGGTAATGTGTTCATATTATTAATCCCTTGTACGCCAGAAAGTCTATCCGAAGAAGATTCTTCCCATGGATTTTCTTCGATAGTAAACTGAAACCAGAACTTATCTGGGCTGGCGGCCGTGGGCTTCGGATAAATACGCATCTTGTTGTTTTTTATTTCATACGACCAGTGAGAGACCCTTGTATTAAGGGCGTCCTCGTAGGCCATGGCTTGTAGCTTGTTCTGCCAAACTGGTACAATATCAAACGTAGAATCATCTGCATATTGGCCATAGGTTCTGAGGTTTCCCACGACGCTGAAGCCACCATAATACCCATAAAATCGCCACATGGCGCCGGGCGACTTATAATAGACTCTACGGATAATAATTCTTTTATTCCCCACCTTTCCGTAATAAGGAACACCCGTATCTGTATTTGCCGAGGAAGATATAATATTTTGAAGATCATAATCCTGCTGATTGGCGACGCTCGTAAAGGATCCCGAATATATGTTCTGGGTGCCTCCCAGGCCGGTTTCGGTAATCATCCTGTCAGCGGTACGTCGGATGTATCCATAGTCAAATTTTGGATATCTTAGTTCAATCTGAGATCCCGAGAGGGTGTCTCCAGATTTAATTTCTCCGTCTTGATCAAAAGATGCCGTAGTGTGGCCCAAAAAACTAGAAAGAGAGTTTTTGGATTGATGAATATTAACTATGTAAGAATATTCTAAAACCGCTTCTTCATAAGCGGCGTAAACGTTTCCTTCTGCTAGTTCAATATCTAAAACATCGCCACCTAGCTTCTTATAAGTGAACGCTACTTGGTCTGCAGCGCCGGAAAGGAAGTCTGAGGATCCCGCATAGATGCCAAACGGAAGAGCCGCGGCCACATTCTTATATGATCCGGTTACACCCAGCACGTTTGTATTGGTTGTCGAAGCTGGTTTTAAAACGGGAACTGCCATGTCTTACCCTCAATGCTAAGTAGTGCTACTATCATAAATAGAAAGCCCCGGCTCTAGGAGCCGAGGCTTTCAATATTATTTACCCGTAAACGAACGGTTTATACTAACCGATGTTCAGATCACTAATGACCACCAGGCCATACATGTCTGGGCGCACCATCTTCTTGGCGTAGCGAGTCATGACTCCCTTACGGGGCACGAAGTCCTCTACTCCGAAAATGGTAGGCGTGGTCTGCAGCGGCACGTAGGGAGCGTAAACATATCCGCTCTCTAGGAAACTGCTTCCCTTGCGACCGACCAGGACGATGTTCCGCAAGAAGTAAGGATCGACAAAAACGTCCCACTTCTTAGACAGAGAACCAACCTTGACGGCGCCAGCAGTGCCCTTGTCGCTGTCAACAGCAACGTTGGCACGGAAACCAGCCGTGAACTCAAGGATATTAGCAACTTCAGGTCCGCAGACGATGAAGTTAGCACCACCCCGTAGAGTCTTACGGTGGATTACGGCTGAGACATCATTAATAGTCTCAATAAGGGTTTCATACCACTCACTCACATTACCAGTGAAGTCGGGGGTAACCGTAGAGGCTCCCACTTCCTTACCGTTAGTGCGATCAAGGAATCGACCAGGCGCGCGTGACCAGTACCGAATAGCACCAGTTGCACCCACGATAAGATCTTCTAGGATCTCACGATCAATTTCAAGAGCAATCTGCTCAGATAGAATCTGAGTAAGCTCGACCTCGGCATCCAGGTTGTGATAGGCATTAAGATCCTGTCCCAACTCTGGGGTCCACTTGGCCTTGAGCTTCTTGGTGACTGCCGTAACGGCAATCGAATCAACCTTGATGTCGATCTCGGGGATGTTCTTGTTGTTTTCCAAGCCCCAAGGTGTAGCACCAATAACTGAACCAATCGCTCCGCCCGCGTTGAAGTTGTCTTCAAGCGGCATCGTGACTGTCCAACCAAGACCTGTTCCGGCGCCGTCTGCCCCCGTTAGGGAGTTCGCTAGGCGTTCGGCATTGACTCCAGACGAGGCTGAGAACACCAACAGGATATCGTTGTTACGATCAGAGCCCGAGAAGTGAGTCAGTCGACGCACCTGGGAGCCCGAGAATCCCGCCGTTCTGGCAAAACCACCAGCGGTAACAGCAGTGTCCCGGTAAAGGTTGAAGTTGACTGTGACCAGATCATCAAAATTTAATGTACCTCCGCCGGAGCTCGTCAACTGAGCCTGCGGAAGCTGGACAACGGCGACAACAGCGCCGGACAAATCTGCATCGAACATGACCGACCTGTTAAGATCGACGTTCGAACCACCAACAGTTCCTGTCAGGAAAAGACAACCGGCGGTCTGCGTCGCAGCATAATTAATAGCCTTCAACGTAATATCCGTAGAGCCAGTCGGCGACGCATAGCCGTTATTCATCCCGTAAGGACCGCGTTCGGCCCACACACCAGATAGATCAACACCACCGGTGAGTTCGCTACCAACTACATTGCCTCCGAAGAGAGAAGATGCAGTAGGATAGCCTAGACGACCATTATTAAGGCCGGCGCCGTCGCCGATCTCCTGCGAGACCGTAAAGTCAAGGAAGAAGATGAGGCCGCTAGGCAGACTCATCGGCTGGACGCTAACTAGATCATTAGCAATTAGGTTGCCGAATACACGACGAACCAGGGGAAACGCAACAGCTGCGAAACCCTCAACGTCTCCACCACTCATGGTGGAAGACTCACGGAGTAGCTCTTTAGCTTGGTTTTCAAGCAAGCTGGCCATTCCGTTTCGAAGACTATCACCTTCGAGACCCTCAAGGAGGCCCGTCTTTTCCCACTTGGAGACAAGAGCCGCACCATCCTTAGCTAGGTCACGATTAATAATACCTTCGGTTAACTTTTGTACAATAGACATTTTTTATATAACCTCCTATATGTTTTATTGTTTTAAACCTGCCAAACGTAACATTCGATCCATATTTGGATCAACAGTAGTAGAAGCGTTGCTGCCCCTATAGCTATTTGAACTTAGAAGCATAGAAGTGGTTGGTCGACTAACGGCTTCGCGAAGTGATTCTATACGGCGAGTCCTGTGACCGCCCACTGCGCTTTGAAGCGTTTCAAACAACATCTTCGTCTCTTCTACTGAACTGGCGTTACGAACAGCTTCGACAATCTTTTCTTTTTGTCGCTCATTCAAGGAGGCGCTATTCAAAGCCTTGTTTTGATATAGAAGTTTGGCGTTTTCTAATATCAAAATATTTAATTGGTCTTTTGCTTCTACAAGCAAAGACCTCAAACCACCAACCTCTCTTTGGAGGTTGGTTAGTTGTGATTCATAAAGTTCCACATATTTTTCTTCTTCTTCGGTAGCTTCTTCTGATTGCGCTGCAACAGCAGCCTCTTCAGCTTCCATTTCTTTAACATGTGGGGTTGTGAGCCCGCTCGCTACGGGGGCCCAGCCACCTAGCTGGGCCGACACGTCGACAGTGAGCTCTTCTGCGATAGCATCTAAAAGTTCATCAGAAATTTCAATATCTTCTGCCAAAGGTTCTACTTCGGGGAGCGGCTCTGCTCCAGCAGGAACCTCCTCAGCGCCGAATATTTCTTCAGCTGTTTCCTCTGAGCCCATCATCTCAGAAGGGAGAGGTTCAATTCCCTCTTCCTCTTCGGCATGAAGGCGCGCTCTCAAATCATCAAAATCGATTTCAATTACTTCTTCATCATCAGGGCCACCCAGGCTCGAATCTTCATGAGCAAGGGGCACATCATCAATAAAAGAAGCATCTGGCGCAACACCCATCGGCGCCGCGGCTGGCATCGGCATGGGCATTCCCATATCCTGTTCTAATAAAGTATCCAGGGCGTTTTTTACCTCTCCAGAATATTTCTCTAGTACTGCACTTTCAGCATTCTTAAGCGCTGCTTCCTTGAGCGCTGAGGCGTCTACAATGGCTTGTTCTAACAATGAAGACATAAATTTACTCCTGATCTCATACGTGTTCACAAATAAATAGTGATAAGTATTGATAAAAGCAGTTTTTTATGGGCTGTGGAGGGGTACCCACTTGCCGGCGGCGCGGCCACAAAACCGCTTATTTCTCTCATCATATATAATCATCCCATCAATAGGGTTTTTAACTTTGTCGATATTTTTACACGGGACTGTCAAGCTTTCAACGGCGCTGATCGCCGATACAACAATATTGTCCTTTAAATTTATGTCGATTTCGTTTTCATTTTGGACCAATTCTATGTTTGGCCCGCTAGTTAATGTTCTAAAATATAAAGTTTGAGAGCGCCCGGAAGAATGCCGTCTTTTAAATACTTCTGCACCTTCTCCTTTGTTTGTCCCGTTGTTAATAAAGTTAAAGAGGCTGCCATTCTTGGAAGGTATCAAGGTTAACAAATCATTGATTTTTATTTTCTTTAGTTCCCCTTCTCCATCTAAAATCTTTTGTACTAAAAGGTAATCTAATCCATTTATTGCGATAGATGCCTGGATCTCGTCAGTATTCATGTTTTTAACAGAAAAGTTTTTTAAGCCTGATGCGTCTCCTTCAAACTTGTGGGCTCGTAGACAACTATTAATGCTAACAGCTCCATCTTTTGTTTTTGTTATTTTTATTCCTTCTTTTAAAACAAACGCGGGTGCTGCTACTTCTTTAATAAATGTTTTCTTGCCCTTGATCGTTTGATCTGATTTTATATCGCAAACATATGCGCCATTTATTGCCATTTTATTCTCCTAACCGTGTTCCTGCTGCCTGTTATCTACAAAAATAAACCAATATGTGCCAGTACTCACCACCGAAACACTTTGAGAACTGCCCACAATCTCGATTGATTCCTCTGGGCCCGACTCCTGGCTCGAGCCCATAAACTGACCGCCAGAGCCGGTAATCGTAAGGGTCCACTCCTCCCCGCTCTGGCCGGTACTCAAAATGTGATATATTCTTCCAGAAATTTTCTCAACATCTGGAAGAGTTACGGTTGCATCAACGGCGCCGGTAAGGTCTGCTATGTAGTGAGTTTCATTTAACGTCATATCACCAGTAATAACTGTATAATTTCCGGCCTGCGAGCCACTAACTTGAAAGGTGGAGTTGGGTGTTGCCGTGCCGATGCCGACACGGTTTGAACCCGTCACTGCCAATACAGGATTTTGTTGTGCATCGTGACACAAAAAGGCCATCTCATCATCAGATGAAGACACATGCAATTGTGCTGATGGGGTCCAATCGTATCCTGCGTTGGGCCCAATACCAAAAAAACCATTGCTATCGATACCAGCCTTCATTACGCCACCAATCCTGAAATACATATCGTTACCAGCAACAGCGTTTAAATTTAGATCTCCACCTGAGCCAATTGCGATGTTATATTTCAAGTGCCTGCCGCTCCCATGGTGGTCTTGATAACTATGCCCTATAAACCCGTATTCCGTCGAGGTGGGCCACGCACCTAA